CGTGGGCAACTCAGGCGTGAAGCGGTGGTACTGGGTGCGCGCGGTGAAACAGACGGCCCTGCACGCGGTGACGCGAACGATCGAAGTGGGGCCGATCGCGGGCACGACCCTTGCCTCAAATGCCGGGGTTGCGCCGCCGGCGCCGCCAGCACCTGGCGTGAACCAGGCCATCAATCGCAGGACGGGAGGACGCGAGCCGCTATGACGAACATCTCGAAAGCCTTGCTGGACGGCACTTTTAACCCGGACTATTTCCGCTGGTGTTTTCATCACGGCAAAAGCGGCCAGCAGAAAGTGGCCGAAGGGCAGACCACGACCGACCTCACGCAATCGAACGCGGACACCGGCGCGGCGCAGGGAACGTTCAGCCAGTTCGAAGGCCCGGTCCAGAATTCTCCGTTCTACAAAGCGCTGCTGACCAGCGGGATCGAGAACACCTCGCGCGCCTACGACACCGCGCGCTCGAACATGAGGTCCAGAGCGAACCAGGCGGGCTTCGGCTACAACCAGCCCGTCGCGCAAGGTGCGGACGACCAGGTCTCAGCACAGGAAGCCTCGGCGCTGGCCGATGTTCCGAACAAGGCGATGGTTGAGGCCGCTCCGCTCTCGATGAAGGCAGGCGAAGACTCCGCGCAGCTGGGTGAAAACCTGGGCGAGCAGGCGGGCCAGTGGAACACCTCGGCCTGGAACATGAACAAGAAACGCGCCGGGTTGTGGGACCAGTTGTTCCAGTCCGGACAGAACGGCGCGCAGGGCGCGGGACAGGCGGCAATGCTGGCCGCGATGGCGTAAACCATGGGTGGATACGACACTTCCGGAGTACTGAACGGTCTGCCGCCACAGAAGCGGAGCCTGCTCGCGATGCTCGCGCCCACGATGGATCCCGACGCGGGCGTCATCGAAGACAACTGGGGAGGCGAGGACAGTGGAGAACGTCCGACCTCGTCGCGACCGGCATCGACGAAACCGCTGCTGAATCACATCGAAGACGACGCGGCCACGCGGCACAACCCTGAGATCGCGAATGCGACAGACGAAGAATTCGCCGACCAGACCGCGAAGACCATCCGTACGCCCCGGCCCTCCCTCGTCGATCAACTGAACCAGCAATACAACCAGGTCGATCAGCAGCTCAACGCGCCGCGGAAAAAGATGAGCTTGCTGAAAGCGATGGCTCTCGGCGCACTGGCCGGACCAAAGGCCGGAGAGACGATGCGGGCCGGAGAACAAGCGCAGGAATTTAAGCAGAACCAGCTCCGCGAACGAGAAGGCTCGCTGATGCAGCAAATCGAGAACGAACGGCGGATGCAGGGCGAGCAGGACCGGCTCGACCAGTCGGAAAGATTTCAGGAACACATGGGAGAGCGCGCTCACGAGTGGTCGCTCGACGATCCCTCGAAGGTGCAGACGGTTCAGACAGAGCAAGGAACATTTCAGCGCGATCCGCGAACCGGAGCGTGGACGCCCGTCACGGCATCCGGTCAACCGATCGGTGGAAAAGCCTCCCAGAAGCCGGATTCGCTCGAAGCGCAGTACGACGAAGCAATCAAGAGCGGCGATCAGAACCGCGCCAACCAGTTGCTCACCGAAATGCAGAGAGTGGGATCGGCGAAGCAGCCGCCACAGCGCGAACCGCGGCAGCTCGCGATCGATCCCAGTGGAAAGGTGATCGAACTTCGCCCGGGCGCGACCGTTCCGCAAGGAACGCGCACCGTCGCCGGAGATCTCGCCGCACCGAAGGCCACCCCCGACGAGCAGCGCCGCGCGGATCTCGCCGAGAACCTGAACGAAAACCTCGCCACGCTCGAAGAGATCGTAAGCCGCAGGCCCGATCTGTTCGGCCCGATCGCGGGACGATTGACGGGATACAAGGGCGCGCTGGGCACGAACGATGCCGACATCGGGACACTCGAAACGATCAAGCACCAGATCGGCATGGCGCAGATTTCCGCGCACGGCATGCGATCCGCGCAAGGCGTCGGAGCGGCGGCGGAGTCGATCCTGAATTCTTTCAAGAACGGCCCGGACGCAGTGAAGGCCTCGATCAACGCCGCGCGCAACAGCGTGAAGACGTTCACCGACGACGCCAACAAGGGCAATCAGCGCGGGCCAGTCTCGCCAGCGAAGACGAAGCAACCATCGCTGAAAAAACAGGTCACTGATCCTCTCGGCATTCTCTGATGACGCCCGCAGTCACACCGCAAGCTGACACCGGACTGCTTTCTCCGCAGGAGTTCGCGGGACGCATCCGCGCCAAATATCCCGGAGCCTACGACAGCCTCTCCGATGACGAGCTCACGCAGCGCACGCTCAAAAAATATCCGCAGTACGGCGGTCAGGTGAATCTCGCGTCTTCGTCGCCAGGAAATCTCAAACCGCCAACGATGCACCGCTCCTTCCTCGTCGGCGATCCCGACAAAGACCCGGACAGCCGAGCCGTGCAAATGGAACCGCTCACCAATTTGGTGAAGGGGTTCGCGAGCGCGAGCGCTCCCGTCATTGCACACCGCGTGCTTCAGAAGACCGCGCCGAGCCTGGTTCCACGCGGCGACATGTACGAAGGGGAAACCTCGCTCAAGGATTTGCCGGAGGCGATGGGAAAAACTTTTGCGGGCGCGATGGTCGGGCCACTCGCCGGAGAACCGCTGGCCGGGGAAGTTTCACCGGAACAAGATGCAGCGCCGCCACCCCGTTTAGTCGATCAGGTCAAAGCGCAATCGCAGCCGGGGATGGCGATGCGCGTCGGCAAGGTGTTGGCCAATCGAGTTCCCGGCGTGAAGCTCGGAGGCGATTTACTGGACGCGGTTCGCGGGCCGGATGTGCCGGAACCGGAGCCGCCTCCCCCGCCCGCAAATTGGGGACAAGGAAAATTTGGAACACCGGTCGATCAATGGGGCAGCCGCATCCCAGAAGTCGCTCGCCCCGCGCGTCCCGCGCCCGCATGGCAAGCGAATCCGCAACCCGCCACCGAAGTTCCCTCGATTCTCAACAGGCAGCCCTACGCGCAGGCCGCGCGGCCGCGGCTCCTCGACCAGGTCTCGGAAGCGAGCGCTCCGCCCGAAGAAGTTCCGCCCAGCGTCAACGATGTCCCTCAACAAGAGTGGGACGAAGGCACTTCGATCGACACGCGCGTCGAGAACACGCCGCGAGAAGACGCGGGCTACGACGTCAACGATGTCCCTGCCGACGAGTGGAACCTGGGCTCCTACATGGAAAGCGGAGTCGAAGGCACGCCCCGCGCGGAGATGATGCCCGGTCTGCTCGAAAGCCTGCGCATCATCGAAGCCGCCAAAGCCAAAGGAGTCAGACCGCAATGGACGCCCGAATGAGCCGCTATATTTTTGCTGCGATGTTGTTGCTGTGCGCTCTGTTCGCGCGCGCCTCGACCACGCTGACCGGCACCATCACCGACTCGCAGGGCAACCCGCTGAACGGTACGCTGACGATGCGCCTGCCGCTCCCGGCGCAGGATTCGTGCCTGAATACGGCCGTCTCTCCGGCGACGGTGACCTTCACCCTGGTGAACGGCGCGATCACCGGCGGCGCGCCGCTGAAGGACGTCGCGACGTGCCTGCAGCCCGCGGGCCTCTACTACATCGCGCGCGCCTACGACACCGCGGGAGCGCTGCAGTTCTATGGCAACTACGTCGTGACCGGGGCGAGCTTCAACCTGGGCGCAGCGACACCGACATCGGTGACCACGTCGAATGTGAGTTACGTGCTGCCGATTTTTCCGAATCAGACCAACACCTTCACGGCCGCGCAGATTTTTACGACCATCAACTCGACCAGCGCACCTAACGCTGCGACCGGATTTATTCGCATGGGTGCCACCGATCAGAACTGCTGGCGCAACACGGGCAACACGGCCGATCTTTGCGTGGGCAACGCGCAGAACATTTCGAGCGTGGACTATCTCTCCTTCAATGGCCTGCTGGTGAGTCCGAACCTGATCAGCGCCACCGGCAACAACACCCTGACACTGCAGACCGTGGGCGCTGTTTTGAATGGCTCGAACATCACCATCAATCCCGCGGATGGCATCGGCGGAGGGAATGGCGGCACCGTCATTCTGCGTCCGGGCGCCAAGGGCCTCGGGGGAGCGAACGGCGTCGTCAACATCGTCCACGGAGTCACGGGCAGCGGCCTGCAGCACAAGCGCACCGCCTCGTGCACGACCGGCGCTGGTGCGGGATCGACCTGCAACACCACCGTGAGCTGGAACGTGAGCTTCGACGACACCAGCTACACCGCTTCCTGCAACGTCTCGGGTGGAACCGGGGCGGTTACCGGAACGCCCTACGTGCTGAACACGTCTTCGAAAACCATTTCGCAGATCGTTGTCACCATCGTCAACCTCACTGCCGTCGCCTCCTCGGGAACCATCGACTGCATCGCCGCCCATGACTAAAACGAAAATCTTTTTCTGGCTCTACGTCGCCTTCGATGTGTTGTTCGCGGGCGCGGCGGGCGGACTCCTGCCGCTCGAGACTTCCGCTGCGGCCCAGACCACGGTCACCGCCACCGTTGTCGATCCCAACGGCAACCCCTACTTTCCCGGCACGGTGGTGGCGGCCAACGTTCCGAACTCCGGCCAGCCCCAAACTTCCACCAGTCCCTCGGCTACCACGACCGGCGGAGCTTTTTCCCTGTCGCTTGCGCCCGACACCTACACGTTCACGCTGTGCGCTTCGCCCGCACAACTCGGCCCGACCGTGAACCTCACTCCGAAGCAGGTCTGCTTTACCTCCCCGCCCATCGCCGTCTCCGGGGTGTCGCAGGATGTGAGCTCGCAACTGCTGCCGGTCGCGGCCGTGCTCGGCCCGAAACTCGGCGGCGGCAACATCAACTCGGTAACCGGCGGAGGATTCGGCGGCGTGAAATTCTCGACGCTCGCCGGCGTCGTCACCGGCAGCCTCGACAACTTCGGCTGCCCCAATCCCGGAATCTGGGAGTGGCAGGGCGCGTCCTTCAGTTGCGTCAGCCCTCCGAGCGGCTTTCTGACTTCGCTCAGCTGTGTTAACGGCGTCACCTGCCCCAACTCCGGCGCAATCACCATTCAGCTGCGCACCGACTGCTCGGCGAACCAGGTGCTGCAATTCGTGGGCGGGGTCTGGTCGTGCGCTTCGGTCGGCGTCTCTCCCGGAGTGCCTGCGCTTTCGGTGCAAACCAACTGCACGGGAACCTTCTGCGGCTTCTCTGGTTTTACTTTCAATCCGAGCGCCGCGGGCGCGCTCCCTGCGAACACGATGACCGTGCCCAACGCCAACATCACCGGCCAGTTGTTCATGCCGCAACCGTGGCTGATTCAATCGCTCGGCCCGAGCGGCGTGCCCACTCCGACGGGAGGCTTTCAAAATTTACAGAGCGCGTTCGCCATCAACCAGGATCTGCACTGGGGGAACGCTTTCAACGGGGCCTCGACCTACAACGACTTTCTCGAAATCGGCGGAAGCGGCGCCTACAGCGCGCTTTCGCCGAACGCGGTGCTCTGCACCGACAACACTTCGGTCGTCAACGGTGGCCCGCGCGCGGTCACCACCGGCTGCCCGCAGTCGGGTGGAACGTTTGCGAACACGGGCGTCTTCACCAACACGCAGATGAACGAGTACGTGCAATCGCTCGTCAACTCTGCGGTTCCGCTCACTGAGTACCGCCGCATTTTTGCTAGCGGCTTTGCGACTGACGGACTGACGAGTGCGATTGCTGTGCCGGTCGGAGCAACTGTGGCAACCGCCAGCGCCGTCGCCGGATATGCGAACACCTCCGGCGGATCGGCCACCGCGACCAACGGCGGCTATTTCCAGTCCACCTGCATCACTGCTAATTCGCAATGCTACGGCGGCCAGTTCTGGGGCCTCGACGTGGGAGGCATCGCAGGGAACCTGATGGGCGGAATTAAAGTCTTTCTCCAGCCCCAGAACACTCCGGCCTCGTACGGTGCGCCCTTGTCCGGTGTCACGAGCAGCCTGAACTCGATTTCCTCCGGAACTTTCACCAGCTCCAACGCTTTCAACGCAGTCGTCGGCGGATCGGGGATCTGGGACTACGGTTTCAACAGTGGAGTTGGGCAGGCGGTTCATTTCGGCTACGCGGGGCCGACGTGCAGCTCGGGCAGTTGCTCGTCGCAGACCATGATCTTCCAGAGCATGAGCGGCGGCATTCTGGGCAACCGCATCGCCTTCAGCACCGACACGGCTTCGAACCTCGTCATCGGCTTCGCGACGAATTTCACCACGAGCGCCAGCAACATCACAGCCCTTGTTCCGGTTATGGTTCCGGCGGGTTCGCCTGCGTTGGCATCAATCGTCTCCTCTGGCGCCACCACGAATACCGGCCTGTATTTTCCGGGGACCTCCACTTTCGCGCAGACGAGTGCAGGCAATCAAATCTGGCAGTTGGGTTCCGCGGGCCTGAACGTCACCAACAGTGCTGCAATTAAATTCAGCTCCACGTCGGCCTCGTCCGGCACCGCGGACACCACCATCTCCCGCGCCGCCCCCGGCGTCGTGCAGTTCAACGCAGGAAACGTCCCAGGATCGAGCGGCGTCACCCTGCAGCAGGCCAACGCCATCCCCTTCACCGCGACCGGGACCATCACTGCGGGCAGCCCGGTGAAGATGGATACCGGAAACGCCAACCAGGTCGTCCCTACCGTTACCACCGACACGGGCGCCGGAATTGTGGTCGGCGTGGCGCAGAACTCCGTCACCGCGGGGCAGACGGTTTTCGTCATCACCACCGGCATCGCCTCGATGACCTTCGACACCAACGGCACCGGCAACTGCTCGATCGGCAACTGGGTCATCGTCGGCACCCTGACCAACGCGGACGTGCAGTGTGCCGCCGCCTATCCCGCCGCGGGAAAAATCATCGGCATCGCCATGCAAGCCCAGACCACGACGCACACCGCCTTCAACGTCGCCGTCGGACTGCGCTAGAAATTTTGCGCTAGAAATTTTTCCCCTGCCCATGCGTCTCCCGCCAACCTTCAACCTGCCCCTCCGCTTTTTCTCCCTCGTTCTCGCCCTGTCCGTTGCGTTTCCGGTCCTCGCGCAGGGACCGGGGCCGCTCTACCCTGCCCCGCAGCTGACCCCGGTCCGGCAGAACAATCTTTTCAACGTTCCACTGAATTCCACCTCGGCCTACTTCCCGCCGCAGTGGACCGACCTGAACGCGATGCTGCAGAACGATCTGGTGACCGGCATCGCCGTGATCGTGCCGGCGGGCTGCAACAAGACGGGCGCTCAATGCACAAGCGGGCTGGTGTTTCTCGACGACAACACGGGGACCGATGGAAGCGGCTATTGCCCGCACTACTCGCTGAACAATCCGAACGCGACCAACGGGCTGCAGAACCTGGTGAACCTGGTCGCCGGCTACGGAAAATTTATAAACCTCATCGTCTCGCCCGCCTCCTACAACAACAACACGGTCTCGCCGGGAGCGAACACAACCGACTCGCTCGGAATTTTCGGGCAGCACTGGGCCGACTTCCTCGACACCGACTGCTCGGGAGTGCGTGGCTCGAACGGTGGCATCTACTCGTTGACCCGCGCTTCCTCGCACCGCTACATGCAGGGCGACTACGTCTATGACGCCGGCACGACGGCGTACTGGCAGATGCAGAACACCTGCGGGACGTTCAACTATTCCCCGTCAGGATCGACGACCTTCGCGTACTCACAAGGCTCGAGCGGCACCATCCTCACGGTGCCGAGCACAACCGGCCTTTCGATCGGCTCGGTCATTCACGTCTCGACCAATCTCAAAAAGCTGAACGGAACTTTCATCACCGTCACCGGAGTCACGCCCACAACGATCTCGTACTCTTCGATCACCGGGCCGACGACTTCCGGAAATGCGGCGGGAGATATCACGCAGGATGCGGCCTGCGTCTCCTCAAGCGGCGCCAACCCGATCTCGGGCGCAGGCCCGGTCACCGATGGCACTGTGGTGTGGACCAAACTCGGAGCGCACGCACCGTTTCTCGACTCCTGGGTCGGTTCAGCCTACAACGGTCTCGCGAACAAAGCCTACGCGCTCGCTCTGAGCCTCGCCGCCAACGCGCAGGGGCCGTGCAACGGCACAACCTGCACGGTTACGCTGAACAATCCCTACGTCGGCCAGAATGGCGACATCGTTCTCATCTCGAATGGACTGGGAGACCTTTCCTGCAACACCGGTTCCTGCACCATTACGGGCATCGCGGGCAACCAGGTCACCTATCACGACACCGCGCATTCGACCTGCATCGTCAGTTGCACCGTCGCTGGGGGAAGTCTTTCAGCGCAGCGCCCGCTGAACATGGGCATGACCAACGCCACGATACAGGTCGTGCAGTCCGGCCTTCCGAATCCGCTCGAAGCGCAGGAAAAAGTGTTTCAGGAAGGCGCGTGCAAATTCATCCTCGATCAGCTCGCCAACAATCCGAATGTCGGGTACGTGCGCTGTGGCTGGGTTTCGGGCGAGTGGACGACGACCGGGTTGACCTTCTCCGGGAACCAGGGATGGAAGTGGGGATCGGAGCCGAACGCGATCGCCGCGGTGAACTGGTATGCGAACAATCTAGGCACCTGGGCCTTCGCCGACAACATCGCCGGCGTCGGCAACATGAACTCGTTCGACATGCCCGAAGCGCAGCTGTCGATCCTGAACAACATCGGCATCGGCACCAACGGCTACCAGGTCAACGACGTGTTGCAGATCCTCGCGGGGAACGCGCTGGTCGTGAACTCCATCCAGGGCGACTGGCCTTTGAACTTCTCGCTCTACTGCAACTCTCCGATGCCGAACGGCTACTATCCCATCTGCGAGCTGCAGAACGGCTCGACCCTCAACGGCGGGCAAGGCACTTCGACGCCCGGACTGGACAACGCCGGCAACACCGGCAGCGAAGCGCCCGATCCGCCCTTTGCCGGCAACTCGGCGTGCGTAAGCTGCCCGTTCCCGGGACTGGTGCCGATCGCGAAACTCGAAGGCGCCAACGATTTCGAGCACTACGACCTGGTCGACTTTCTTCTGGTGTTCGGAACCTCCCCCACTTCGGACTATCCCGCGGGCGGTTCGATTGCCGCGGGCTTCTGCGATGTGGACAACACGGGCCTCCTAGTCACCCCTCACGGCTTGACGATTTCGTTCGCCTCCGCCGCGGGCAACATGCTGATGAAAATCAACGGGGTCGCCGGCTACGGAATTTCTGTGGTGACCGACTCCTCGCATCTCACCTTGAAGTCCCCCGGTACCGGCGGCTTGCTCGCGAACGTTTCCTGCTCCTACTACGCCGATCCCGCTCTTTACTCGCTGGCCTATGGCGCCGCGTACGCCAGCTTCATCAACCTGGGTGCGACTCTCGGGAACACGCTCTCGGGAGGTTTTTCGACGGGGACACGCTCGACCGCCGGCGCCGGCGTCGGCTACACCGCGCCCACTTCGCTTGCGACCATCACCTATCCCTCGACGCCGCCCAGCGTGGGGCGCAGCATCGGCGCGGGCACACTGTTCACCGATCCAACGTGGGGAGCGACGGGCGTCCGGCTCACCGACGCGACTTTCGATCCATCGCTGGCGGGAACGGCGAACAACTCCTATGTCGTATCGAACGGCGGCAGCGACGATGACATTTTGTTTTCGACCGGCGACTTTCTGACTTTCGTAAAGAGCACGGCGGGAGTCTCGTACCTGGAAGGATTCAACCCGAGCACGTTCGCTTTGTCCCGGCCTTACTCTGGCGTGACCACTGGGAACTGCCCGTTGCATTCCGGCAATTGCTCCACCACTGGGGGATGGGCAACCGGAGACAGCGTAGCGTTTTCTCTGACCGACCCGTGCAAGGCGTACACCTTGGCAAATTCCGGGTCTCCCGCGATCAACGCCTACACCTTCGGGTCTGACGTAGTGCCGTGGACGAATCCTTGTTCGTCCAGCATCTCCGGGCCTCCTGCTCCGGTTCCAGTGGTGAGCTTCGTTGAAAATTCCCCGCCCGGTTGCACCGGGGCAACCTGCAACTGCCTCCCTGCGGACTTCGGCGCTCCGACGTGGGCCGGGAATGGTGAGACCACCACGGGAGATTCCATTTACAGCGCAGGCTTCTCCAGTTCCGCCTATCACTTCGGTTCGAGCACAGGGCAAAACTCGGGCTTCTATGCGGTGATCTACTCTCCGGTCAAAGGCTGCATGTCGTACAACACGCAGACCGGGGCGATTCAGGCGGACGTGGGATGGGCGGGCGGTTCGGGGCTTTCCTGCACGGCAACACAGTGTAGCGGCACTGCGACTCTCACCTCTCGATTCACGCTCCATGCGGTGCGAATGAACAAAACCGGCACCCGCTTCGCGGTCGGGTCCGCAACCTGCATCAGCGGAGTCTGCCCGAGCAGCAATCCGTTTATCTGGGTGGTGGGCACGACGACAGTGTACGATCCGGGCGCCACGACTAGCGCTGGTGGGCACTGGGCGCTCGGATCGCAAGCCTACATCGACCGGCCGGGAACGCCTTTGTATCAGTACTATCAGCGAACGCTGCCTTCGAATGGCCCGCCGTCCACCAAGACCCCCATCAACGGCCTGCCCTCCCCGCCCTGCGCGACCCAAGTCGACCAGCACGAAGGCTACGTGATGGCCGACGCGAATGATACGGTGCCGTTCGCCTTCGCCGAAACGACTGCTAGCATTTTGACTGGCGGCCTGCTCCCCTTCGACGCTCTCCCGTGCGCGTGGATCGCGGAAATCGACATGGCAGACATGAACGGAGACGGCCTCGTTCACCGCGAAGCGCTCACGTACAACACAGGCTGGTCGTGGCAATTCGACGCAGCCAACAGCATCATTGCCTGCTCGCCTTCGGGAAAATTCTGCTCGGGCGGATCGGACTGGCTCAACACGCTCGGCAACGTGGCGGGGAACAGCCTGTCGTGCATTCCGGTCGGCCCGCGCTGGCAGGCCAGCAAACCCTACCCGAGCCAGTACTACATCACCCCGGTGAGCGCGAACAACCCCGGAGGATTTTCGTACTCGGTCGCGAGCAGTTGCCTCGCTGGAACGGTTCAGCCTTCCACGTGGAATCAAACCGTGGGCGGAACCCAGACGGACGGCTCGGGGCTGACGATGTGCACGTGGACGAATCTAGGCAAGGCTACGGGAAGCGTGAACGCCTGCCACACGGATGCGTTCCTGTGGAAGCTCTACTGAGATGAAGATCGACGTCTATCGCTTCACTGAAACCGACCGCTCGATCATCGGGCGCGTCACGATCGACGGCCAGCAGTTCTGCTTCGCCCTGGAGCCCTCGCGCTTTCACCCGGTGCACGAAGGGCATCCCTGCATTCCAGCGGGGATGATCTACCAGGTCAAACTCACGCGGAGCCCGCACTTCAGCTACGTCACGCCGGAGCTCGTCGATGTGCCAGGACGAACCGCGATCCGGATCCACAAGGGAAACGAGCCGAAAGATTCGCTGGGCTGCACTTTGGTTGGCATGCAGCACGGGCCGCAGCCGGACTGGATTTCCGACAGTCACGACGCCTTCGATCGCCTGATGGCCCTTTGCTGGGCCGCAGACGCCCGTGGCGAAGCGATCACCGCCGAGTACCACGATCTCCCCCAGAAACCGTAATGCGTGACCTCAACCTCGTCGAACGTTTGATTCTAAGGAGAGAAGCTATGCAGTTCCTCAAGAAGTACTGGCCCACCATCACCGCGGCGCTCGGCGGCGTGTTGCCGTTCCTGTTGCCGTCGATTCTCGTGTACGTACAAGCGCATCCGCACACCGCTCTCGGCGTTTTGCTGGCCGCCGTCGTCGCCGCCTATCACGCCAGCGCGCCCAAAGACCAGCAGACGCTGAAAGCGGTTCTGTTGCTCGTGTTGCTGATGGGGCTCGCGGTTCCGAGTCATGCCCAGGCGCGTCCCGCACCGACCTCAGCTCCGCTCACCAACATCTACGCCGGCGGGATCTCGTTCAATAATTCCGCTTCTCCCGCGATCGCCGGGACCGGGCTCTACGCGCGGCTTCTGAACGATGGCAGCGGGACGTACGCCTTCACCGCGGTGGATGGGATACCGAACACGCTGAAACCTTTGACCGTCACAACGAATTTTTCGGCGGGCGTGGCGCAGAAGGTTTTCACGATCGGGAAGATCCCAATCTTCGTTCCGACCGCCGCGGGCGTCAGCTTCAACGGCACGAACACCGGCTGGGCGTGGAGCACAGGAGCTCTCGCTTCGGTGAAGCTGAAGGGAAACTGGCGGCTGTTCCCGACGGTGCGGATCGCGAAGAGCTCCGTCTCGAACGGGACCGGCTACCAGCCGATTGTGGGAATTTTGTTCGGCTGGGGACAGTGATAAGTTTTTCGAGAGTCCTAGCCGAGGCAATAGCGGCACGGCCGTGAGAATCGGTCGCGGTGATGAGAGCAGCCGAAAGGTCGCGGTGTTCGTTGCGATCTGCTCTTGCCTTCTGCTCGCGGGCTGCGCGCGCCGTCCGGTGCGTCCCAGCTTCGACTTGCCGGTCGCGTGTGTGCGGAAAGTCCTGCTCGTACGCTGCGAGCCGCAGTCGAAGCCGCTGCAGTGCGAGAAAATCGCGGTGAGTTACGCGCCCGGATGTGAGCAGCTCCGGGCTAGCTCGCTTCCTTGAGCCGTTTCGCAGGCGGCAGGATCTCCCCCTCGGGAAGCTGGGGCTGCTCGTAGAGAAGTGATTTACGCCGGCGCTGCAGTTGCTCCCATCCGGCCTGCGCGACGTCAGGATCCGCCCCGACCAGGTCGAGCAGCACTTTGAAGATCGCCAGGTCGAACGGAGCGGTTTTTGACGGCTCCTTCTCGACGCCCGCGACGCGGTAGGCGCACTGCGGGCAGAGGAAGAGCCGTTCGGATTTCGAGGTGCGGCGCTTGCCCATGCCGAGTGTCTGCGCGAAGCAGGTGAGGGCGACGGCTTTCTCGTTGGGCTGGATCTCGCGCAAGCAGCGCGAAGAGCAGCAGATTTGAAGCTGTCGGGGACGACCCATAGTGCCTCCGGAGTGGTTTGTTAACAAACCTCAAAAGGTTTGTTATCAAACTCTCTCCCCCGCATCCTAGCACCGCCGTGTGACCTCGGTAATCTAGTCAGTCAACAGCGCACGAAAGTACAGTGGCCGCATGGACACCGGAAATAATTTCATCACGCGACTCCAGGAGATCCGCAACACGCTCATGGATGCCACACAATCAAATCGAACCCTCGCCGCGAAGTTGGTCGGGCCGCGCCCTTCCGACTCCCCGAAGCAGATCGGGAAAGCTCCGGACTCCGTCGATATGTTGCTCGTCGAGATCAGTTCGCTCTCGATCGAACTCGTGAAGCTCGCGAATATTCATCACGAGACACTGGGCTCTTTCGCGCCGGGAAATCCCGCCATCGCGGGCTGTGACCGCGCCTACGCCTGATGCCCAAGAAGCCCCGCACCGTCGCCGAGCTCTTCGCCGCGCATGAGGCCCTCGCGGAACAGGCGAAGGCCCTCTACGACCAGAAAGACGAAACCCTGAAAAAACTGGTCCGGGCCTGGAAGAAAAACAAAACGGCGAAAGTGACCGACACCCAGGTGCTCGAAGTCGAAGACACCTGGCGCGGCAAGATGAAGGCCTTCGCCCCCGCATTCTCCCACCGCTACAAACTGAACCTCCGCACCGCGCCTGAGTCTCGGGGCTGATTTTTCCCGCCCGCTTTTCCGCTCGATCCCCTTTCCGCCGTGGAACCTGGCGTGCTTCGCCGCATTCACAGGCGAGGTGTTGGGGTTGCTCGTCCAAAAAATGCCTTTCAGGATCGCGCGCGGGGTGTGCGCGCCTCCGCAAAACTGTCGTGAGGGGGGTAAGGGGGGAGGTTCTTAAATACTCTATCCAGAAGAACAACACCTTTTGAGTGACAACATGTCGCGGCGACAACACGTCGCAGGTGGCAACTCGTCACCGGCGACAATGTGGCACCGGTGACAGTGGTCATACCGCTCGACGGCGAACCTCGTCCGCCACCGTTTTCCACAACGGTGCACAGATTTTCCTTGCTTGTGCCTAAGCATTCTGATAAAAGACGTGGGTCATGGCGGACGAAACGGCGAAACTTCTCACCTGCGAAGAGACTGGGCGCATGGGTGGTCTGACGCGCGCTCGGAAACTTTCACCGGAACAACGGCGCGAAATCGCTCGACGCGCAGCCCAAGCGCGTTGGGGAAAGAGAGCTCCGGGAGCTCCAGATCCGAGCGGCCCAGGGGGGCCTCATCGCGATCACCAACATGCTGAAGCAGGTATTATGTTAAGCGCTCGGCGATCGCCGAAGTCCTGCCGGAAGCCGGCATCCCCTAGCCGCAAGGCCATCGCTTCACTGAGTTTGTTCGAGGTGGAGGGTTTGCGTGCGGCCTAGCTCCCCAGCTACAATTTGCGCGCTGCTCGGTTCGCCGCTCGCATCTCTGCCCGAAACAGACCAGCATCTCTTTGCAGTCGCAGGCGCTTCCCCCCGAAGGGCCTTGAATGCCATCCAGCCTGTCGGCGCGCGTGACCGCGCGTCTTGTACAAGCGGAGCACTGCGAACCGAACCCGCACTACCAGGACGATCTGAGGATCGCCCGCTTGATCGTGGCGTATGCCTCGAGCGGCGAAGCCGTTCTCTGTACACCGCACGAGCTGGCCAGCTACATGGTTCTGGGGCTGCACCCCGACAAAGTGTGGCCTGCGATTCAGGCACGGAGACGCGCGATCGGTCTCATCAACGAAGAATTTTCGGGCGGGAAACTTCCGCCCAAAAAGCCGCCCCGACCGGCGGTGGCAGTTTCGCAGCAAAAGCTCTGGTTTGAAAAAACGAGCGGCGCGAGAGCCGTTAACTCCCGCGCCGATGACACGTTGCTTCGCGACAACACGATCAGTGTGCCTATGGCAGCACCGTCGATAGCCGCATTATTCCCCAATCCGCAGCAGCCGTCCAGCGCAAAAACGCGCGAGTTCTCGCTCCTCGAAATCAAGCGAATCGTGGGCTATTCAGGCGCTCCGCACTCGATCTGCGCCCTGACAATTTCCGCCCTGCGCGCTCGCGGAGAATGGCCAAACGAGGACGGGCCGGCAACGACCGTGCTCTCGGTTGCCATCCTCGGCATGATGCACGAGGGCGTTTGCTCCCGCAGAACGGTACAGCGGCGGATCCGGCGTGCCGTGCATCTCGGCTACTGGCGGCGGTTGCGCGATGCGAACTCCTGGACGAACTGTCCGAAGTGTGGCACGAAGCGCGCCACGGCAAAGTGCGAGCAGTGCAAATACCGCGGTCGCAGCAAGGACGCGAACGGCAAGTGGACCGGAGAATTCATGCGCGTGCCGGTCTACGAATTCGACCTGCAGAAGTTCCGCTCGGCTGATCGCTGCCGCGAGATCCGCCACTTCGACGCGCGGACCTACGCCGAGTACAAAGCGGCGGCGAAACGAGGCGAGCATCCGAACGTCACCGAGATGCCGTCGCGCAAGCCGGCTCAGCCTGAGCCACACGCGCCAGCTCCTGCGCCTGCTGCGCCTGCGAAACAGCCGGCGGCCGAACACGCGCACCGCAACACCGCGCGTCCCGAGCCGAAGCCGCAACCGAAGCTCACCAAGCGGGAGTGCGCAAAGTTCGTCGCCGATGTGGCGCAGTTGATGCGAGGCACGACAACCTGGCGCGACACGCATGGAGGGCTGAGCGGAGATCTCGATCCCAGCGATCCGCGCTACCGGCCGAAGATGAATTTCCGCGAGGCGCTCAGAGAAGTGGCGCAAATCTGGAAGCGTGAGCAGGACGTCGTGCTCGAGGCGCTGAAGTTCTGGGGCTACCAGGTTCAGGAATAAAAGTTCGGGGCTGCCGTTTCCCGAAAACGCAGCCCCACGGAGGAAATGAAAAGTGGCTTCACGTCCCCAAGGCAGTCTAGCGCATTCCGTCCCTCGTTTCGACGCTCAATTCCTCGAACGTCGCATGCGCGAGCATCGAGAGTGGCAACAAGGAAGAGCCGCTCAACATGCGAGCGAGATCATCTGCGAAGTTGCCGCGGCTCTTGAACTCGCCGAGCAAACGCGCGCGGGCAAAGGGCCGCACAAGATCGCGAGGCTCCGATGAAACTTCTTCCCATGCCATTGCCAGCCGGGCGCTTCCCCACCAAGCCACAGACGGCTGGCGTCGAGGGCGGCGTGTGCGGAGCCTCTGGGGGAGGTTCCGCCGCCCTCGATCTCGATCTCCCTGATCCCTTTCGCTATCAGGAGCGCCGCTGGTGCGCCAACTGCGGCGGAGAGCAGACGTTTGTCCCGGTGGATCGCTTTCCCTTCGGATGGCGCGGCTACTGCATGGGATGCGAGGACGTGGTGTATGCGATGGACACGAGGACGGCGGAGGCCTGCGCATGACCTCCGAACTCTCGAACCTCTTGCTCTTCTTCACGGCGATCGCGAAGTTCCTGCTCATCACCGGAGTCGGTCTGGGAGGAGCGGTCGTCGTCTTGGCCGAGTGCTGCGGCTTTCGAGTCGTGGCACTCGGCATCGAAAAAGTTTCGGAGCGGGCAGTTAGCCACTGTACCAGCGTCGTTCTAAGCGACGGCAACAAGCCCGCTCCGGAAGTGATGGTGAGGGCCGCATGAGCGACGATTTGACGGCTTTGATCGAACGCACGAAGCAAGGCGAGAAATTCACGCTAGCTGAGATTCGTGACTACGTGTCGCCGCAGATTTCAGGGCCGCGCGCCATGGAGTTAACCATTCGCGTTCACAACAGCGTGCAGGACCTCAGCGAAACGGAGCGGATTTGTGCTCTCGTCTGCGCGCTGATGATGGAGCTCATCTGATGACCGAGCACTTCACGCGCAACACCGTCTCGGCCGAATTCTGGTGCGGCAAATGCTCGAAGCGCACCCAGCACCGCATCGATGATCGGCGAAAAGGCCCGTGCCTCGAATGCATCGCCAAGCTCGAAGCCCAGCACACCGAACACGCTGACTCGCCGAAACCCCCGGCGGACGAGCAGCAACTTCTCTTCGTCTGAAAGGAACGTTTCATGCGTCACTTCGTCTCGCTCGTCCTTCTGCTCTGCGCCTCTGCCTTCGCGCAGCTCCCACAAAACTTCTTCACGCTCTCGACCGCGAACACCGCCGACATGCCGAAAGTCCCCTATGGCACACTCGGCCATCCCGGATCGCTCGTGTGGACGGCCGTCGAAACCAGCCGCGGCTTCTACAACTGGAAGCAGATCGACGGCTTCGTCAAAAAAGCTCCGCACGATTCGAACGGCGTCGCCCAGATCGACCTCACGCTCGGCTACACGCCGGGATGGGCCGTCGCGAATCAATCGTCGTGCCGCAAGCTTGCAAACGGATTGCTGGCCTGCACCGCTCCGCCCGACAACCTGCAGGACTGGACCGATTTTGTCTCCGCGCTGATCTCGCACTACAACGGCATCTCCGCGCCGCACGTGGCCTTCTATGAAATCTGGAATGAGGCGAACATGCTGCAGTTCTGGAGCGGCACCGTCTCGCAGCTGGCAACGATGGGCGCGGCCGCGTACCCGATTCTGAAGTCCGATCCCTACTCGCAGGTGTTGACCCCGAGCGTGGTGTGGCAGGCAGGGAATGGACTCGCATTCACGCAAAGCTATTTGTCGGCAGCGCCGGCGGATGCAGTTTCCTTCCACGCCTACACCTGCAAGACGAACCTGAAATCTTCCGGCGGCTGCGCGATGCCCGAAAGCGCCGGCTCTTCGAACGCTCCGCTGCAGACGATGATTCAAAGCTTCGCCCAGATCGCGAACAGCTTGCCGTTGTTCATCTCCGAAGGCGGCTGGGGCGTGCACGGGGTCACCGATCCGGACCTGCAGGCGGCGTGGGCGGCGCACTACCTCGTTCTCGGAGCATCGTTCGCGCAGTCAGCAAACCTGACGCATCTCGCATGGTTTGAGTGGGGCGTGCCCACGATGGCGCTCTCCGGAAACATCGAAGCATCGAGTGGGCAACCGAACGCGGCCGGCATCGCCTACGGTGTCGTTCAGTCGTGGCTCAACTCAAATGCGATCAGCTCGTGCTCGGTCTCGGGGACGATCTGGAGCTGCGCGGCCGGGGCGAACCTGATCGTGTGGGACGCTTCGCAGTCGTGCTCAAACGGTGTATGTACAACGTCGCCTTACCTGGTGACGGGATTCAGCTCCTACCAGGACATCGCGGGAGAGAACCTGGTTGTCGAGAACGGAAGCGTTGATCTAGGGATCAAGCCGCTGCTGCTGGAGCCGTGAAGGGAGCTGTTTAGTGACCTGCCGTTACTGCGGTTTCGACATGAACCAAGGAGAGCTGGGGCCGCTCTACTGCGTCTCGCATCCGGAGTCCCGCGTGTGCCCGAACTGCTTTGGTTGCCAGCAGCAGGAGCCGATTTTGCCCGCTGTCCCGTTTAGCCGTCTGCAATTCCTTGTGGAGGACTTCACATGAAAATTAAGGTTTGCGATATCAGTGGCATGGGTGGTCGCGAGAATGGCGGCTACGAATGGGGCTGTCAAGTGATCTGCGCTCGCGCCCTGCGTTTCCTTCAGCAAGCGAAGGAGTCGGGAGAGTTCCCCGAATTCCACAGCTACGAGAACATCATCGGCGTCCTTTCGCCCGACAATGCGGCGGCCAAAAGGCTCGATGAGTACATCCTGCAGCACGAAAAATTGCGCGAGTTTGGCATGACCGGAGCGATGCACCAGTACGGCATCATCCACGCGCTGAAAATTTTCGAACTGGGGCGCGAGGGTTACTTCAAGGCGCTCACAGAAGGCGAAGGCGGTCGAGGCCCGGAAGATTTTTACGAGTTCGAAGAGGACGATGCGTTCCCGGAAAGCGTCACCGCATGACCGCACGCGAACTGCTCGACGAGATCCTCTCCCAGGGGCCGCGTTCCGACGCATTGCCGCTCGAATGCCGCCTGATCTTCCGCCAGTTGGCCGACAACCTGCACCAGGTCCGGCTGCGCAACGGCACGCTGCTGCGCGATCTCTCCGACGTCCGGGAACTGTTCAAGGAACTGGTCGAGGAGCTCGCGCCGGCGCCGAGGAACGGCAGCGTTGCCAGCCGATTCAATCTCGACTTCTGCCCCGACTGCGGCCACGTGCATGTCGAGGACAGCGAGTGCAGCTTTCCGATCGGCGGCGGAAGAGTGTGTCGCTGTGAGAGGCAGGTGCCGGCGTGAGCGCCTTCTGGTGGCTTCTGATTGTCGGCGTGTGGGGCATCCTCTGCTCTCTCTATGGAGACCGCGAAGGGAAGAAGCGCGGCTACGAGTTGGGCTGGAAGGCCTGCGAGGAGTGGATCGTGAAGGCGGAGTCGGACGTCGACCAGGAGCGACAGAAAATCTGGAAGGGAGAAGGGGAGCAGCGATGGCCGTGAATTCTTGCACGTGTCCCTGTCACCACGCAAATGAGCGCTGCGAGCAGTGCTGCGACGGACGAGCCACAAAGCCAGGTTACCGCGAGGAGAACGACCAGGTGATCCTCACCATGAGCCGGGAAGATTATCAGCTGATGTTGATGTTGCTCGGCGCCGGAGCGGCCGGGGCACGGATTGTCTCCGGGAAAAAGGCTCTCGAATTTCTCAACCGCCTCAACCAGGGGAACCCGCACTACACGCCATACCAGGTGTAATCGTGAGCCTCGGCAGCATCTGGGACGTTCCTATGGTCTGTGACACCTGCGGCAGCACGTTCCGGCTCGGCGACTGCGAAGCGAAAGACGACTACGAGCACGACGGTCCTTACGATGGAGAGATCGGTTGTCCCGTTCCTGACTGCGGCGGAACGATGCGTGAATTCGGCCGCTAGCCGCGGGGGATCAGAACTCCACCTCGTCGGCATTCGGCCACTCGAGCACGTCGGCAACCCGCGACGGCTTTTTCGGCAGCCGCCGGATCTCTTCATCCACTTCATCGTTGAAGTGCAGCACCTCGGTGTTGACGGCGGTGATCAGATCGTCGTGGCGCTCGAATCGGCGCACGAACAGCTGCAGGTGCTCGGGCAGCCGCGGATCGAAGGAGACGAAGTCGCACCAGTCACGATCCGGGTTGCAGCTCAGCTCGGCGATCATCTGCGGATAGTGCTCCATCGGCACCACGCCGTCGAGCAGCCAGTTCAGGTGTGTGTTGGTGTTGGGGCATTTGATCTGCAACAGGCCTCGCTCTCCGACGAAGCCATCGGGAGAGCAGCCGAAGCGCGGAATCTGTGGATGCAAGACGAAGCCCACGCGCTCGACCAGGACGTCGCGCTGCATCTCATAGGCGGCCCGGGCGAAGGGTTCCTGATCGAGTCCCCACTGCATCTCTTTCGAGACGTACTGCGGGTAGGGCTGCCCGGTCAGGATTTCGCACATGATCTCCATGCGGTACTGGGCGCGGGCGGCGTTCTCGACTGTCTGTCCCTTTACTTTTTTGGTTCCGGCGACGTCCGAGAGGCGCGAGGCGGTGACGATGCCGCAACGGGCCGCAAACCACTCAGGGCTGCCCTGCTCGACGTTGAGGATGATGCCGGAGGTCAGGTGGGCGCTCATTGCAGTGCCTCCTTTGCCCACACTGCGGCGAACTCTCTGGCGAATTCTTTCTGATCATCTTCGAGGGAGCGTAGCTCTTCGCAAACTGAGCAAGTCACCCAGTTTTCGGCGAGCGCATCGTGGTCGATGGCGTCATCAAATTCGCCGACCTCGCGGATTCGCTGGCAGAGTTCGAGGTATCGCTCAGCGGCTTCGCGCCACTGGTCTGCGTTGAAATTGAAGTGCGAGAAACGTACGTAGATTTCTTCCGTCATTGCAGTTCTCGCTTTCTCGCGTCCTTCGCCGACATGAAGGCGTCGAGCGCGGCGCGGTCGTTGTTTTTCTTCGCCTCGTTGCCCGCGATGATGTAGCGGGATTTCAGTTCATCGAGGTCTTTTGCGTTGGCGATCCCGAAGCAGAGATTCCTCACCCGGTCGGGATGCATGGGAGTGTAGGCCATGCGCGGCGCAATCGAGTTCGACGTGGCTTTGCCGTCCATCTCTTCGGCGGGCGTGGGCGCGTACCCGGCCATCACGACAACCCACGCGAGGACGTTGCGCAGAGCCTTCGCCTGTGCCCGCGTCTGCGCCATCGAGCGCAACTGGAACAGCGGCTTGTCACTCCACTTCGATTCGTCGTCCATGCACATCGCTTGCGCGGCGCTGATGACCTGCCCATCAGCGCGAAGGGCTTCGGCGTGGCACTCGTAGCCCCGGACTCTTCCCTGCTCGACGTAGGATGTTGCTCTGGCCGCCACGGTGATGCCGTAGAAGCGGCCCAAGGTTTGCCAGTCTTCGAATTGCAAAAACGTCTTGCCGTTGATGACGCATTTCAGGGGCTTGCGCTCGATCACGTCACGTAGAGCCTGTGCGGCCTTCGCGGCTTCCTGCAGCACGATCTCCGGCGCGCGCGGCATGGCGAGCTGGGCAGACTCGGGCGGACGAAGCGCCAGATGGTGGATATCTTCCGGCTGAATCTCGGGATTAAGCGGCTGCTGCACGGTTGCCATAGAGGTTTTCCTTTCCAGTGAAGTTGGAATCGGAGAGCGCGACCAGCAAAACTTCGAGGGCCTTCTCCGGTTCGTTGAAGTTGAGGTGGACGATGGCGCGGACGATGGCATGGTGTTCGGCGGTGTAGCGCGGAGTCTCAGCCACGGAGCGCCTCGACTTTCCGGAAGTGGCGCAGGCAGAATTCCTGCTCCGACTTCAGATCGTGCACCGTGGCGCGTTCGTGGCAGTCGCAGTGCTCGTCCGACCAGAAGCAGGTGGTGAGGACGCGAGTGACGAGCTGGTCAATTGCCGCCGGGAATACCTGTGGAAATTCCGGATGGGCGAGGACTGATAGAGTGGGTGCAGCCATGATCGAGCCTCCAGTAAGGTTCGGTTGCGGTTAGCTCTGGGTGCTGTGTTGCAAGCACGCACCCGGAGCGACTACGAGAACAATTATCTACCGTGGCTGCTACGGTGTCAAGTACAAAATACGCCCGAAAAATAATACTTGCAATCCTAGCTGCTACGGTGTAAGACTCTCCTCATGGACCTAATGACCCAAGCCATTGAGGAGGCGCTGCGGCGAGAGATGCAGTCGCGTGGCAAACGCGGTGGCCTTGCCCGCGCACAAAATCTCACACCCGAGCAGCGCCGAAGAAGCGCCCTGAAGGCCTCCCGCGCAGCAGCCGCCGCCAGAACCAAACGCGCCAAGCAAAAGGCGAAGGCGAAGTGAGCCCCGAAGACAAGTTCTGGGCGATCCGGTGCAAGGTGTGCTCGAAGCTGCACCGGGCGACGCCGACTATTCCCCCTGGTGTATATCAGCCGCCGATTCCGGCGCAGGGCGTAGTTGAGTGTCCGGAGAATCCGGGGAAGACGGCGGAGTATTTCGGGTCGGAGTGGTTGATGGTTCCCACTGGCGAGTTGCCGGATTCCACGTCTCGGGATTCTTGAAGCGCCACACGTTGTTCTGATCGAGCCACATCCACTCGTTTTCGGCAATCTTCATGGCGCGATTCTACACCCCGGCTAGTCAGTCTCCCGCTGCCGCTCCGAGCACCTCTTCCTGGGGAACCCTCTTGGGATGCTTCTTCATCGCCCGATCGACCAGGCGGTTGAGTGCCTCGATTTCTCGGTCGAGAAAGTCTCGCAGAGCAGGCGGGTTGGAGAGAAGTTTCTGCACGTTCTGTTCGATGAGAAGCGCATAGCCTACGCTTCCGGCATACCAGCCCAAAGGTCACGAGCGCCAGTCTCCCCGGTACATGTCCTTTCGCGCAGGCGTCTATAGCACTTTGGTAACTCGCGAAAATCGCGCGTAACTTGCGCCCGTTCCCCGCGCTTGCAGTAAGCTGGCTCAGACTGAGACCCACACAGCGGGGCCGCCGATTTCCAGCCTGGATGTCGCGGTCCCGCCCTCGAGTTCCACCGCCGCGCGCCGGAAATAAAGCGCTGCCGATCAGACCCAACCCCATGAGAGTACCCGTGTATCCGCGCGGCTCCGATCCGCGCACTGCCCGCCGCATCCTTTCGAAGTCACTGAGTTACGCGCAGGAAGAGGTGCGCAACTACCGCGCCGACTGGGTCGATCCCGCCGATCCGAGCCGGGGCATCGTGCCCCGCGAGTTCCTGGCCTCGGGCAAACTCTTGGCCGCGACTCTCGACCAGATCGAACACCTGGCGGTGGAAGGCATGAACGGCCCGCCGCCCGACGTTGGGTTGAAGTTCATCCCGCCGCCGATGGAGAAGAATCCCACCCTCCCCCGCATCAACGTCGAGAGCCTGGTCGTCGCCGCCCCGAGCTGGGACTGGCAGATGGAGCCTGCGCGCGCCTGATGGCCCGCTCTTCCCTATTTCGCCTGGCGGTGCAAGAATTCGAGCGCCGCTACCTTTTGATCGAGCTCGAGCGCAATGGCTGGAACCGTTCTCAGACCGCACGCGAGCTCGGCCTCTCCTACCGGACCCTTCTCTACAAAATCGACCAGCTCCAACTTTCCCCGTCCGCTGAAAGAGTCGGCGATCCCGTACCCGTTTCTGCCTAAAGCATGGAAACCCGAGAGCGCATCAATGTTGGAACTGCGCAAGGCTGTCGGACGCTGGCCCTGGCGCATCGCCGATATCGAGGCTACTTCTGGAAAGCCGATCTCGGAGGAGATGAAGCTGATTTTGGCTTTGGTGATCTTCGACGGCTACGAGCTGTTCCCTCGGCATGACTGATCCCGCCATCAACTACCTGAGCACGGCGCACGAGATCGCGCGCGCCAAACGTTTGGGCACCTACGGGCAGACCGATCGCTCGAAGCAGTACGAGGGCCGCTACTCGCCCGAGGCGCTGCTCAAGAGCGATAATCACCTCTGGAAAAAACTGCGCGAGATGGAGCAGCGGAAGTTCCGCCGGCAAATCTTGATCGTGTTGTTGACCGCCGCGCTGGCACGCGCACCGGAGATCTGGCACTGGGTTTCGTGGTTCATGCGATGAGGCTCGCACTCTACGCCCGCGTCTCGAAGCTTCACGGTCACCAGGATCCGGAGGTGCAACTGCGCGAGCTGCGCGAGTGGGCCGCGAAGAACGGGCACCAGGTTGTCTTCGAATACGTGGACCACGGCGTCTCCGGCGCGAAGAAGTCACGCCCCCAGCTCGACAAGCTGATGCGCGATGCGACGAAGGGGCTGCGGGACATTGACGCAGTTCTCGTGTGGCGCCTCGATCGCTTCGGCCGATCGCTGCAGCACCTGCAGAATGCGATCGCGGAGCTGAAGGCAGCGAACGTTTCCTTCATCAGCATGAAGGAAGGCTTTGACCTGACGACGCCGATGGGGAAAGCGTTCTTCGGGATGCTGGGCGTCTTCGCCGAGTTTGAACGCGACGTGATCGCCGAGCGGATCCGCGCCGGCCTCAAAAATGCCAAGGCGAAGGGCCACCTGCCCGGCCGCAAGATCGACCCGAAGCGCGGGGCGAGCCGGACGACGGTCTGGCGCGAGAAGCAGCGGAAATCGGCCTAACCGGTTTGTTTCATATCACCTGAGATGAAACATCAACGACTTACGAGCGATTTTGGGCTGCAGAGGCCCTCGTAGTACCCCGAAAAACCTTCGGAAAATCTACCGAAACCAATCATCCCATTGAAAAACCTAGCCTTTATCCGGGAAGCGGGAAGCGCTCGAATTCTGCGCAACTCATTGATTTCGTTAGAGACGGCTGCGCCGGCGCCGAAGGTTTCGCCTGAAGACAGGTCGGAAAGCTAGGTTTCGAAAGGTTTTCTGAGCCAAAACCTATGGCACCAAAAAAAGGCGGCGACACCCGAGCTCAGGCGGCGGCAAACGGGAAGGCGGTCGGGCGCCCGAAGAAGCAGACGATCGTAGTCCCCGCCGGCACGACCGCAACCGTCGCCACGGAGATCCTCGCGATGAACGGAGCGCCGAATCACAAGCGCCGTTGCGAGTGCGAGATCTGTGCCGGCCGGCTGAAAGAAAAGTGTGAGTGCAAAACGCTCGACGACGGGGATGGCGGCAAGGTCCAAGTCGAGTGCGTGTTCTGTCACACGCGCAAGGATCACAAGATTTGCCGCTGCCAGGTCTGCGCCTGGTGGGAGCTGCTCCGAGCCACCGATCGACGAATCGTTCTCGACTCGAGGAAGTACCTCACCGACAAGAGCGAAGGCAAAGCTGTGCAACCGGTGATCACGTCGCAGGACAAGCCGGCCGAAATCAATGTCACCATCCGTCGCGTCGGCGCTTGAGATCGACGTTGCACTGCAACCGAAGCAGGACGATCTCTATGAGCTCATCGAGAAATCGAAGCACACGATCTTCGGCACCGGCGGCCGCCGCGGCGGGGGAAAGTCCGGAGGCCTGCGGCGCATTTTCTTCCTGCGCCGGCTGAAGTACCCGAACACCGATGGCATCCTGCTTCGACGCACGCGACAAGAGCTCATCGACAACCACCTCACGCCAATGTTTCGCGAGTGGCCTTTCGTTCGCGACTGGTGGGTGGCGCAGGACAAGACTCTAGTTTTCCCCAACGGCTCGCGGCTTCTGTTCCGCTACGCCGAACACGAAAAACACGTGGACAAACTCTTCGGTGTGGAATACGCGGACGTCGGCCCGGAAGAAGCGGGGCTGTTTGCGCAGCGCGAGCTTGAGAAGATGAAGGGCTCGAACCGCTGGCCGGGCTCCTCGCCCATCAAGCCGATCATGGTGATGTCGTTCATGCCGGGCGGCCGCTCGCACGCCTACCTGAAGCGCATCTTCATCGACAAGCTGTACGAGGGCGAAGAGAACCCCGACGATCACTGCTTCGTCGAGACCTGGGGCTGGGACAACGTCGAGCACGTTCGCAAGATGCTGGTCGAACGCGGCTGCACCGAGCGCGATTTCTACTCCTGGCCGGAAGCGGAGCGCAAGAAGTGGTTCCTCGCATCCGAGTACGGCCGCAAGCTCTCCTCGATCACCGACACCGCGCTGCGCGCCGCCTGGCTCGACGGATCGTGGAACGTCTTCGAGGGCATCGTCTTCCCCGAGCTGAAGGACACGCTGCACAACCTCGACAACTGGACGGGCGAGCTAACGCTGAAGGGCAAGAAACTCTACGGCGCGATCGACTGGGCCGACACCGGCGCCACCGGTGCAGAGCAGTGCGCGCTCGACGATGACGAGAACTTCTTTTTCTTCGACGAATACGGCGACAAGAACCGCACCGTGACCGAGCACTGCGAGAGCATCATCCCCATGTTCAACGAGATCGGCCACGTCGAGTACATCCTGATGGATCTGCCGACGACCAACATCAACCAGGAAGATCTGTTCTCGATCCAGAACGCCTTCCGCCTGGCCGGGCTCTACACCACGCAGGCCTACCGCGCCAACATCAAGATCGGACTCGACCGGCTGAAAGATTTGCTGAAGGTCGATCCCAATCACGTGCATCCGTTCACCGGGGAAATCGGCGCGCCCCATCTCTACATCTCGCGGCGCAAGTGCCCGAAGCTGTGGAAGCAGATGTCGGAGCTGCAGCGCGAGATCGACACCGAGACGGGCAAGGTGAAATACATCGGCGACGACGACAACCTGGATCCGGCGCGCTATATCGCCATGAGTCGCCCGAAAGCCCCGGACAAAAAGGCGAAGGTGGATCCGAACCTACTCAACGCGCAGCGCTACACCTCGGTCGATGCCAAAGCGCAGCGCACGCTTTCGAAGTTCGACAAAACGTTCGGGAAAGACCCGAACGGGAACGAGTGGTTTCCCCAGTGACAGTCTTTGTGGTGATGGAAGGCGACTGGGGATATGACCTGGTCCGGGGGGTTTTCAGTACACGCGCTGCTGCCGAGAAATGCGCGGCGCAGTGCCAGCTCGCCGCACTCACCGCGGGACTGACGATTCAGGAATGGACCGTGGACGAGGCGATGGCGCAGGAGCAGGTCTTTGCCCGCCACTAGCGGAGACCAGCAGCGCTTCATGCGAGCGGCGTTTCAGCGCAGAGCCGCGGGACACCCGAGAGCCACCGATCCGCAAATGAGTTTAGAGAAGCTGCACGATTTCACCCGCAAAGTTCCCGGCGCCCCCGAGCGCAAGAATCCGCCCGCGCACTACGGCTCGCGTCCGGTCACCGAGGAGATCTAACATGCCGCCACGCTACGCAGTCACCAAGCTTCCCGGACAAATCGACGTTCCTGGCAACGACTCGCGCCACAACCTCCCCGACCCGAACCAGGGCGGAGGCCCGCAAGGCGGCAAGGGCTTTCGCGGCAACGTGAAGCCATCGAACCGCGGCGGCTTCGGCCATCAGGGACGCGATCGCGTGCACGGCGGATCGCCGATGACCCGCGGACGCAGTGGATCCGGCAACCCGGCAACGCGCGGCGGAAGTCCTGTTGCGTTTAAGCCGGATGCGCGCATTCCTGGTCACGGCGGATCGCCGCAACACCGCGGCGGAGCTGGATCGGGCGCCGACTTCGGCAGGCCTGGTCAGACCGGAGTTCCCGGCGGTAACCCCACGCAGCCGCGGCCCGGAGCTGGCAACACCGCAGGACGCAGCGCAAAGCTGATTGCGGGACGATTCCAGCGCAAGCCGATGGGAGCAAGCCCTTCGCAGGGCGATTCGATGGGCGGACGCTTTGGCGGCCCGCCGGTGAGCACGAACACGTAGATGCTGGCGAGACCTTATGACCCCAGAGACGCACGCGGCTGCGACCTCATCCTCGGACGAGCGCACGCCGGAGCCGGCATCACCGACCCCACGCGAGATCAAATCTTTGTGGTTGGAAACGTGGGATCACCAGACGGAGTACTCGTACTTCGAGAGTGTGCCTACGTTCACGAGCTCGAGTGTGGAGATGCCGCTGTTCGACGAGCTCGAGCAGATGCGCTTGCGAATTACGCTGTGGCCGCGTCCCGAGCCAAGGGGCTGAAGTCAGCAGTGTTTCTGATCCGCAACGAGAACGAACGCATGATGCGCTGGGCAGAAGCGCTGGGCGCAGTCAAGCAAACGGAACCGGGAGACGCGCTGTACCTGCTGACACCGCCATGAGCAAGCAGTCGAGCTTCGACAAGATCAAGAAACTGCGGTTGCGGCGCGGCGACTGTCTCGTGGTGCGGGAGTTTGAACTCGCGCAGCAGATCAGCAAGATGAAGTTCCCGTTTCTCAATTTTCAGGTGCCAATCATCTGCGCGCCGCTCGGAGTCGAAGTGATTCCGGCCGACGAGCTGGTGAAGGTGGCCGAGCGGGCTCGCGCGACGAGCCAGCTGATCATCCCGGGGAAAATCTAAGGAGCACTTATGCGAATTGCTGACGACATGGGCGGACGCGCAGGTTCGCCTGGTGATTTCGGTTCATCCGCTTCGGCGGCACAGCGGGGCGGCAACGGCGCGGAGCAGGATTCCGGCGTTCTGTCCTCCTCGATCCCCGGCAACGTTCACTCCTCGCGCGGCTTCCGCAAAGCGCTGATGAAGTCGGGATCTAAGGGCAACGCGCTGAAGGACCAACTGCCTGACAAGACGAGCTTCGGCGGCAAGGGCTTCCGCAAGCCGAACTATTTCGCGCAGGGCGGGCAGCGCCACGGCATGCACATGGGCGCCGGCGCTCCCTTCACCGGGCACTCTACCGACACCGGTGCCGATTTCGGCGGCTAGATGTTTTGGAGCAACAAGCCATCGCGCGTCGAGCTCGCGCAGGCCGCAGAGATCGAGTTTCTGCGGCGCAAGCTCGAGCAGGAGCAGGAGCGCTGCAACCAGCTCATCAAGGCGCTCGGCGAAGTGGCCAACGTGAAGATCATCATGCCGCAGGCCACCCGCGAAGAGCGCGCTCTGTCGATCGCACATTTCGCTCGCGAACAGTCTTCTGGTTATTTCGACACCGTCCGACCCGTACCACCTAAAACTTCTGGAGGAACCACGTGAAACGCACACTCAATCAAATGATTACGCTCGCCGCCGTCGTTGGCTTGCTGTTGCTGGGCTCAGTCTTCGGGCAGATCTCCGGCGTCGCCACCCAACCGGGCCAGTTTTTCCCTTCGCAGCTTAACCCTGCGACCACCACCACGTCGCAGGCTGGCCTGGTCACCAACCCCAGCTCGAACTTCATCATCAACGTCACCGGCGGCCCGGTGGTCTGCTACGGCTCGGAGACGTTCTACATGCAGCCGTCGCAGATCACGCTGCAGGCGAACTCGACGAACCTGCTGGTCTTTTCCTGCATCGCTCCCTCGGCGGTTTACACCAAGCAGGCAGTGACCGGACCTGGCTCGAGCGGAACCACGGTGGGCGTGCCCACTTCCCTGCTCTATGCCGATCCGCAGAAGGGCGAGATCGCGATGGCGACCATCGTGTGCGGCTCGACCAACTGCGGCAACACCGCGAACGGCACGATCACCGACAACCGCTCGGCCTCGAACTTCCCGATCGTCACCGACGGCTACTACATCGTGCCGCCGGGCGCATGCGCGTGGAACCAGTCAGGCGGCACGCTGGTCACGAACGGCCTGGCGAACGTGGGCGCGTCGTTTTTGCCGGTCAACCAGATTTCGACCACGACCACGACGCTGACCGCGGTTCTGAGCTGTGTCATTGCCGTACCCTCGAAGCTCACAGCGGGCAAGGGCGTCATCATCGCGGACGTCACGCTGCTCTACGGCCCATCGACGGGCACCTTGCAGTCGTGCGCCGCTCCCTCGATCTCGACGATCGCGCTTCCCACCGCAGGGACGAGCGAAACCCCTTCAACGGTTACCCCTGTCGCGATTTCCGGAGCGCTGACGGTCACGCCGGTCGTTGGCTCCTGCAACGTCACCGCTTTGACCGCAGGCGCGATGTACACCGAGAAGGTCGCCCTCGCGACGCCCTTCAACATGTCCACTGATCTGCAGTTCCTTGAATTCTCGCAGTCGTTCGTGGGAGCCAACGCCGCCTCGGAAATTCTCTACACCGGCGGGCTGATCGTTCACTACAGCTATCTGCCTCTCTAACCTGTGGGCTCGCTTCTTCAGGCAGTGCGCGGCCTCTTAGGGGGCGGCGCGTCGAAGAGTGATACACCGCAGGGCGGAGGAAACTCCGGCGGCTCCGGTACCGGGAGCGGCGTGGACGAAGACAAGACTCTTCAGTTCACCCGCGACAAGTGGAGCGACCGGAAGAACGCCTTCGTGGTGTACCACCAGTCGATCTGGCAGGCGCTGCTGTTCTACGCCAACCAGAGCTGGATCGACTGGGACGACGCGCGCAAGGTGTGGCAGCCGCAGCAACCCACTGACGAGTGGGTGCCGCGGCCGCGCATCAACCGCTTTGCGCCGGCGATGGATTCGGTGGCCTCGAACTTTTTCCAGCTGCCGCCGATCGAGGCCGCGCCGAAAGCCGAGAAGCAATCCGATCCGCAGTCGCACGCGATCGCAGACATCTGTTCGGACCTGGTCGCCTATGTCATTCAGAAAGATGGCCTGGAACATCAGCAGGGCGAGGAAGAAGATAAAGTTGGCCTGGCTGCTCAGCTGTACGTTCTTGAAGGCACGATTTTCTCGCATCTGCGCGTCCGCAAGAAATCGCTGGGCACGCAGCCGGCGCAAGCCATGCAGCCCGCCTGGGGCGCTCAGTGCGAGAGCTGCGATAATTACACGAGCGTTCCCGCCACTGGGGAGAAGCCGCAATTCTGCACCCAGTGTGGAGCTCCTCTCACCATCACCGACACCGAAAGCCTCCAGCCCCAGCTCGGAGACGACGGACAGCCGCAGCAGAACGAGATCCTCGAGTACGAAGTCGAGTGCGAGATCGGCAATGCCCTCTACGCCTTCCCGCGCCCCGGTTCCACCTCGCTCGCCGATTCTCAGGACCTGCTCTGGGCGCAGCGGCGCACCCTCGACGAGATCTGGTTCCGCTGGAACTTCGAAGCCGAGCCCGATTCCGAGTGGCCCGACGGATACTCCGTCACCTACGAACACGCGCTGAACTTCTGGTACACCGGCTACTCGTCGACGACGCTCCAGGTCAAAGACTCCTGCATGGTTCTCGAAGAGTACGTCGCGCCAGGCAAGGTGAAGGATTTCCCGGAAGGCTTTCACAACGTGGTGATCAACCAGAGGCAGGCCTTCGTCGAGAAGTGGGACTTCCCCGAGCATCCGCTGACGATGGGAAAGTACCTCACCTTCCCCACTTTGTTTTTCGGCCGAGCGATCTCGTTCGACTGCGTCGAGATCCAGCGCGAAGACAACGCCTACGAGTCACTGAAAAAGCTGCATGGCATGGTCTCGGCCGTCGATCCCTGGGTGGTCGACGCGGATTCGCTCGTCACCGACATCACCGGGCGCGCCGACAAGATCATCAAGTACAAGCGGACCTCGCCGGACGTCGAGCCGCCGCACCGCGCCGGGCACGGATCTCTCGATGAAGGAATTTACAAGCAAGGCGAGATCCTGCGCAGCGAGTACCAGTCGATCTCGGGCGCGACCAAAGCCTTCAAGGGCGAAGCCGAATATGCAGGAGAGCCCGCCGCGGCCGCGAAACTTCGAAGAGACCAGGCCGAGCTGCAATTCGGAAAGCCGGCGGCGAACTGGCGTAACTTCTGGCGCGAGACCCTGCGCAAATACGTGAAGTTTTTGCAGAAGTACTACTCGGTCGAGCAACTGGCGAAGATCCTCGGCTCCGATCGCATAGAGGACATCCGCTCGTTCAAGGGCGCGGACCTCGACAACACCATCGACTTCCTGGCCGCGAACACTGGCCTGCCCCGCACCAAGACCGAAATCAAAGAGGAGTTGACCGAGCTCGAGCAGATGGGCGCGCTCGACGTCAACGATCCCTCGGTGCGGCAGCGGATCTACGAAGTCTCGGGTGAAACCGGCATGCTCGAATCGTTCAACGAAGACGCGACCAACGCGCGCCTCGAGAACGAAGCATTCAAGACCGGCAAGGGTGATCCCTCGCTGCCAGGCCAGTACGTTCCGCCGCAGATCAAGCCCATGCCTGGCATCGAGGACCTGGCGGTGCATCTCTACTTCCACAAGAAGCAGGCGAAGACGCGGGATTTCAAACGCTGGAACCCTGCGGCGCAGCAAGCCTTGTTCGCGCACATCATGGAAACGATCCAGGCACTCGCCGTCATTCAGGGACCGCCTCCGGCCGATCCCGCAGCACCCAAACCACCCGCGATGCCACCGCAGCCTGGCGCGGCGCCAGGAGCAATGCCGGCACCCGCCGCGTAAAGGAGAACTATGAAACAACTCTTACTCGTTCGAAGCTTCGTTGCGATCGCACTTCTCGCGTCGTCAGCCTTCATCCAGCCGGCCTTCGCCCAGTCGATCATGCAGGACCAGAACACGAACACCTGGGGCTCGGGCGGCGCCGCCTCGGGCACTGCGCAAAGCTTTCCCGACATCAAGGGCACGATCACTGAACAATTCGAAGTGGTGATCTCCGGCACCGCTCCCTCGACCACGACCATCACCGTCGTCGGCGCGATGCGCGGTGGAACCACGTCGGGCACGCTCTCGAGCTTCAGCTCGACCACCTCTGGACAAATGCCGTCGTTCGCTGCCGGCGTCTTCGACAACTACAAGGTCACGACCAGCTGGACGGGCGGCGATGCGACGACGAAGTTCATCATCAACCGCACGGGCACAGTCGCTCGCACGACGGTCTGCCCTGGCGGCGCGGCTGACATCAACGTCGGCACGGGCGCAAACGTCGGCGCCGGCTCGAACGGGGCGACGAAGGTCTGGGGATTTTTCCTGCCCTGCTCCGTCACCACATCGACGCTGCAGTATGCGATCACCACCGCCGACAACACCGCCAACATTTACGATCTTGGCGTCTACGACAACTTCGGCAACCTGGTGCTGCACACCGGCCCGCTCGCCGGCACTGCTCTTTTCCCGAGCAACGCGCAGCCGAAGTCGGTCGCCTGGGTCTCATCGGCAACGCTCTCTCCCGGCCGCTACTACTTCGCCGAAACCTGCAACACCTGCGTGGCCACGCTCTCGGGCACCGCCATCGGTTCCTTCAACGTCGGTGGCACCGGTCCAGCGCCTAGCGCGAACACGCTGGTTTCTGGAACGTTGCCAGCGGACTCGTGGACGATCAGCGTGATTCCGACCTTCGCGCTGCGCTAAATGGGACGCGACGAACTCAAAGACCGGGCCGAGCCAGGCGGCTTCGTGGAATACGGGGAAGACCAGCTCCCCAAGATCGATTCCATGCGCCGCGACAAATCGCAGCCTGATTTTTTCGGCATCCCGATCCTCGCGGACTCAAACGTCGGCTTCGTGCGGGCTTCAGAGATCGGCGACAAGCCCGCCAGCTGCGCCACATGCCAGAACAAGCAAGCGAACGACACCTGCGCGCTCCTCGGACCCGAGGTGAAAGTCGCAACGGTTATCGGCCACCGCGAATCGGGCGATCCGATCGAGTACTGGCCGTGCTGCAGCAGCCATCAGTTCGGCAGCCCAGCCACGGGCGAAGCGCAATATTCACCGACCGTGAGCTCGCCCGATTCGCTGGGGCTGATCTGGATCAACGCGCCCGAGCCCGGGCAGAAATTCGGCGGCGCGAACTGCGGGGGAGTGAACGGCGGGGATGATTGCGATCACTACCTGGTGCGCGACGGTGAGAAATGGGACAACCCGCAAGGCTATTGCCGAGTGCTCGCGCACATCGTGGATGCAGGCGATGTTTGCGCGGCCTGGCGCGACGATGACGAGCTTCCGTGGAAGGAAGCCCAACAACTTTTAGCCGGTGACTCGGTCGAGACCGTGGGCAAGAAAAGACTGGCGAAACAGATCATGGGGAGAGACGATGACTAAGCTACTTTTGAAGCTGGTTTTCTTTGGGACGACATTCTTCGCGTCGGGTGCGCCAACACTCGGAGGCGGCAGTGGTGACAGCGGCGGAACTCAACCAGGTGGTGGAGCAGGTCTACCGGGCGGCGGCCAAGGAGCACCCGGAGCTGGCGCTCCTGGTGGCGGCTCTGGATCGCAGCCGGGCTCGCAGGGCGGCCAAGGAACGCCGGGCGGCCAGCCAGGCGGCGAAGGACTCCCGCAGCTCCGCCAAGCCTACGAAACCCTGAAGGCGCAGCACGATCCCTACTCGAAGCTGAACCTCAAGCCCGAACAGATCACGCAGCAGACGGCCATCTACGGCCGCTTCTTCTCCGAAGTTTCAAACCTCGGCAAAGAACTGGGCTTCACCGAGCAGGACATCGTCGAAGCCTTCACCGCAAAGCCGCTCGAGACGCTCGATTTCCTCCGCTCGAAGATGGCGGAATTCGAACAGCAAAACGGCGGCGATCCGAACGCGGATCCGCGGCAACTGGTCGAGCAACTCGTCGAGCAGCGCATCGGGCCGATCCAGCAGCGCGAGAACGTGCGCATGACCAACGAGGCGAATTCCCTGTTCGAGCGCACGGTGTACCAGGAGACCGTGAACTGGGCGAAGACGCAGGGCCTCGAGATCGCCAACGTTCCAAAAGAAGAGCTGCAGGCCATCATGGACGTCGCTTCCGAAGCGATGAAGTACGACGCCGATGCGCTGAAAGCCCTGAAGATGGAAGGCAAGACCGCGGGCGTGCAGAAAGCCTTCCAGGAAGCGGTGAAATTTCTTGACGCCTACTACCTGGCGCGCTCGGGCCGTGACCGTGCCCGCGTGACCCCGCCGAACCGCGGCGGAGCGCCCGGCCAGCAAGGCGGAAATCAGCCAGGCAAAAAGCCCACGCTCGACGAGATCATCAACGGCGAAGCTTCCGCGGTCGCCGCGATGCCCTCGATGCGCTGAGAAAACACTTTCGACGTACCGCGCCTCGTCAGCGCACGACGTATCGGGACTCGTCACCCCATCGGGCCGTATGACGGACTCGCCCACCGTTGAGAGCCGGAAAACACTGGCGAATTCACTCAACGGAGAATCACTGTGCTTCGCTTTTTCCAGTACTTCCTCACGCAAATGTTCTGGATGATCAACCCTCGCGCGGTTGACACCACGACATACCTCCCGGACGCGAAGATCGTCTATGGCGCCATCCAGGAGCAGGTGAGCACGTTGCCGGCGGTGATGAACCTGTTCGGCGATGGCTCGAAATTCGGGAAACCGATCAACAACGTCGGCATCCGCGGCTATGTCTTCCTGGCGCGCGTGCAGCCCAACTGGAACATGGGCTACCGTGCGGAAGGAACGACCGGCGTCGGCGCGGCCGGCAACCAGGGCCTGACCAATGCGACCGTCACGCTGCGCTACTTCTACGTGCCGATCGTCATCACCGGCCAGGCGGAAAACCTCACCAAGGGCGAATCGCGCGCTTTCATGCAGGCCAAGGCTCTCGAAGCCAAGTTCGACATGAAGGATGCCGTCTCGCACGTGAACGTCGTGGTGATCGGCGCGGAACCGGGCGGGCAGCTGGCCCAGGCCGCGGCTCCGATCGTTGCCAACACCTCGTTCACCGCAGACAACGCCGGCTTGCTGCCGGGCGCAATCTACCTGCGTGTGGGGCAGCCGATCGACGACATTCCTGTCGGCGGCGGCGCACCGGGCTTCCTCAACCAGAAGATCACGGCCATCAACTACACCACGCGCGTCGTCTCGGTTCCGGCGACGGCTGTGGCCGGCCACGCTATCGCGCTCGCGGGTGAATATCCGCAGGTTGCGATCGCGAACGACGGCTGGTTCACCGCCAACGGCTTCCAGAACCTGGTCAACTCGTCCGGCGTCGTTGAAGGCATCGATCCTGGCGTCTACCCGGCCTGGCAGTCGTACGTGTTCGACAACGGCGGCGGCGCTCTCAGCTCGCAGTTGCTGCAGCAGCTCCGTCAGTTCGTGAAGAACCGCGGCGGTGTGGATGGAAACATCTTCATCGTGCCCTCGGCGCAGATCAACCAGTACGTCGGCATCGCGACAACCACGCTTCGTTTCGACATCACCAACGAAGGTCCGGCCGCCAAGGTCGGAAAGAAAGCGCTCGATCTCGGCTTCAACGTGTTCGACTACGCGGGTCTCCCGATGGTCGAGGACAAAGACTGCCGCACCGATCGCATCTTCCACGGTGACACCGAAATGATGAAGAAGTTCGAAGCGATTCCGCTCTCGCTGGCGGAAGACGAGGCAGGAACCTGGACGCGCGTCATCGGTGCCAACGGCATCGCCGACGCAGTCGCGGGCCTGCTCCGCTGGTATCACAACATCGGCATCGTGCAGAGGAGCGCATGGGGCCGGTTGCAGAACCTGCAAGTCCCGGCGAACTTCGCCACCGCGGCGCCTACGCTCTAAGGCCCGCGCCAACTCGGGAGCTGATGTTTCCGCACGCATCGGCTCCCGAGGTTTTCATTTTTGATTTCCGGATTCTCTCTTATGACCGGACCCGCCACGCAAGAAGTTGAAGTCGTACTGATGCAGCGATTCCTCGACTCCGGACTCTGCCTCGAGCTGAACGATCGCAGGCAGCTTTCGCAGGCGATCGAGCTGCGCAAGGCGGAGCTGGTCGCAGGCCTCGCCCACCCCGTCGCCAGGAAATGGACGAAGAAGCTGCAGAAGGAAGTCGAACCGCTGCTGCGCATGCGCCTCGATGCGCGGCTCGGCTTCGTCATCGACCGCTGGGTCGAACTCGACTCCTGGTGGCACAAGATTCCCGGCGTGATCGGCTTTCAGGAGCCGCGGCCCGGGCTCTGCGAACGCATGCGCACGCAGTACGACATGCAGAAAAAGGCGACGCCCAAAGACAACGAAGATGCGATCGCCGGTCGCGCACGGCACCCGATCATGCAGGAAAAAGACAAGGCCTCGGCGCAGGTGATCAAGGCCAACGAAGACGCGAACACCGAGAAGGTGCTCGCGGCCGTCGATTCCCTCTCCACCAAACGTATGGAGAATTTTCTGGCGGTCGAGCGCGCGCGCCACACCGGGGAAAAACTGATTCACCACGGGCCGGACTTGAAATTCGTCGAGCACGTCGAGCAGCTCGAGAAATCGGGCAAGGTGCAGGTCTCGGAGGACGGCGCGAAAGACTGCATCGCTCCTGGCCTTGCGCCCAAGGTGCACAAGCGCCGCTCGGGAGGGAAACACATCCGTGAATAGCACAGAGTTGATTGGCAGACAGGCCGACGTGATTTCAGGACCGCACGAAGGCCGCGGCGGCGAAATCAAGCAGGTCCGCTCGATCACGATCGGCAACGCCGATCCCGAACCTTACGTTGTCATCGAGTACACAGAAAAAAATTGCTTCGATGAGCTGCAGACGGACCAGATTTCAGTTCCGGCCCGCCGCGTCGTTCTTCGTTAGCCCTCACAAGGAGAAATTTCTATGGGTGCATTGGTGCTACCAGGGCAGGCCGTCATCCCCAAAAACTACGGCGAATCGATCGTGCTGTTTTCGACCGAAGGCTTTGAGTGCGTGATCGACGGCGCGCCCGTCGGCCAGCATGGCCGTCTCTACAAGATTCCCGCCGGCAAAGCGATCAAGGTGCCTTTTGAAGTGGGGCGATACCTGCTCGATACGCAGAGCTTCCCCTTCATCGACGTCGTCCGGGTGCACGAAGAAGAGCAGGAATCGGGCATCGTCTACGACATCGACGGCGCGAAAGCAGATTCCCTCGCGCGGCTCGTGCAGGCCGACGATCTTGCCTTCAAGCAATACGTGCAGGGGGCGGTCGAAGACTTCGTGAAGCGAAACAAGCCCGTCCCCCAGCCGCCCGACAAGATCATCCGCATCATGGAACGCCGCGGCTTCAAGCTGGAGCAGTACGGCATCGTGCCGATCGGCTGGAAAACGGCCGAGAACAAGCAGCTGACCGCAGTGTCCGATGAAAACGCGACGCTCAAGCAGCAGCTCGCCAGCCAGCAGGACCAGATGGCGGAGATGCAGAAAAAGCTCGACGCCCTGCTCGTCGCCAACGTCTCCGGCGACAGCAAAAAGAAAGGCTAACCACGCCATGCACTACCACAAATGCAAAGAGCCGCACGCCAACAGTCAGGTGTGCGGCCAGGTGGTCGAAGTCGTCGATGGCCTGAAGTGTGACCACTGCGATGACGAGCACCGCTGCTCGGCGCATCATCCCGATCCGCAGTTCCGGGTTGAACCGACGCCGCCGCTGAAGCGATGAAGCGGGCCAAGGTCCGTATCGATTCGGCTCACTCTCGCAAACTGATCGAGGGCAAGCCGATCGCGATCAAAGTCCCCAAGGGCGCAGACGTGATCGAATTGCGCTTGCTTCTCGTTGATCGCGACGATTCGTTCGCAAAGCTTGTTGACGTGTTTTTCAACGGCAGACCAGCATGAGTGACACACTCGGCTCCATCCGGGCGGAGATCCTGCTTTGGTTGCGCGGGGATCTCGCGCGCGACGACGATAAGCCGCTCGTGAACTCCGCCATCAACGACGCCCTCGAGTCGGTGTGGATGGCGATGATGCAGGTGCAGCTCGCGCGCTTCCTGGGGGTCGATTCCCCGGTTTCGTTCACGCTTCCGGCCGGAGCCGAGCGAGTGCAGCTGGTTTCGATTCCCGATCCCACGGTCGCGCCCACGATCAACCTAATCGCTGGCGGAACTCTGCAGGGTCGGACCATCTATGTCGCCTACACGTTAGTTACGGAATCGGGATCGGAAACCAATTTGAGCCCGTTTGTGCAGCTCAACGTGGGCGCAAATCAGCTGGTGCAGGTGCAATGCCCCTTGCCGATTCCAGGGCAGACGGTGTTTGGCTGGAATGTCTACTCCGCTAACGAGCAGGCTTTCGCCTCGCTGGTGTTGCAGAACCAGCAACCCCTCCCGTTTGGCAACAATACGGCCAATGTCGCTCTTTCCATCCCATTCGTGGAGCCGGCTGGCGGCATGGCCACTTATGGCGACGTCAGCGGGGCCAATCAACGCCCCCCAACATCGAACTCCACGGCCGACAACATCAGCTGGATTAAACACCTCGAGGTGCGAACCTCGGACACGCTGCTGCGCTCCTGGAACGAGTACGACCTCGATTCCGAGATCATGCGGCGCTACGCGAGGACGCTTTCGACCGCCTCGGAATTCCAGACCTACGTGTGGGATCTCGTGAACGGCAACCGCCTCGAGGTCCGGCCGGCCGCGGGCATGACCTTCACCCCGCGCTATTTCTACGTGGCCAAGCCGCGCCGTTTGCGCTACGACCAGGCCGACATTCCGTACCAGCACATTCCCGGCGTGCACAAGTTCCTGCGGTGTCAGGCCATTGCCGACCTGAAACTCGGCGTCGATGAGTATCTCGCGCAGCAGGCATACAAGCAGGAAGCCGCAAACGAGAAAGCGGAGATCGTGAAAGCGCTCCGCATGGAAGACTGGAACAAGAACACCCGCGTGCAGCCTCACCTCTTCTAATGGGCGCCCCGCAACAAGGCATTTACTCGACGCCGCTGTTTGAGCTCTTCCGGCGCGGCTTGCAGCCGACCGCGATCCAGCGCTTTCGCGGCCTCAACGCGTATTCGCTGGCTTCGCGCATGTCTCCGGACTGGGCGCTCGACTGCATGAACGTCATCGTCTCCGGATCCGGAGGCCTTTCGAAGTTTCGCCTGCCCGTCGCGATGAGCGCGGCGATCCCCGGCTATGCCACCGGGCCGAATTCCTTCTGGGATTTCCAGCAGGCGAACGGGACGCGGCAGATCCTCGCTAACCTCAACAACGCGCTCTACTACTTTTCATGGGCGGCGAACGGATTCAGCCTCGTCAACCCGGTCAAGATCGAAACCGACGCGCTCGATGTGGGGCAGTGGTCCTTCGTCACCGCCAACAACATCCTGTTCGGCACCAACGCGCAGCGGTTGATGAAGTGGACGGGCGCGAACTGGTGGAACTGGGGGCACGTCGCGCCGACCCAGGCTCCCACTGTGACCTCGGTTGCGGGCACGCTCACCACTACGAATGGCGGCTACCTCTACGGCTGGGCGTGGAAGAACTCGGTCACCGGGCACTGCGGAAATATTTCTCCGCTCTCGCCGGCAACGGGCAACCTCGCGAACAAGACATTTCAGGCGCTTGCCACCGCTCCTCCCGATCCGCAGTTCGACACCATCGTCTGGTTCCGCTCGCTCGACGGCGGCGGCGATCCCTACCGCCTCACGGAAATCAACCTGGTGAGCGGTGCGGTCACCGCGCTCAACTCAGGAACGGCCGTCACCGTCGTCGCCGGCACCAACAACCTCGAGATCGCGGACCAGACGCCGGACAATGCACTCGACCAGGCCACGCGTGGGCCGCTCATCAACAACCCGCCGCTGCTCGGCCGTTATGTCGCGCTGGGACAGAACCGGGTTTTCATCTTCAACCTGATCGGCTCGCCGCAGGATGCGATCTATTCCGGTTACGAGCAGATCCTTTTCGGCCGTCCCGAAGAGAGCTTCCCTCCGAACAACCGCCTGCGTCTCTCGATCGGCGCGGAGTCGCTCGCCGGCGGCGGCGTGCTGCAGGCGGGCATCGTGGCCTTCTCGCAGACCGGAAAAATGTTCATGCTGCGCGGCCAGGTCGAAGACATCACGCTCGACGTTCCGGTGAACTTCACGCAGTACCTCGAGGAGCTGCCCTGGACACTCGGCTGCATGTCGCACTTCTCGATTCAGGCCACGCCCTACGGTCTGATCTGGCTCGCCGGCGACAAGACGGTGCAAATGTTCGACGGCCGCTCGGAGCCGATCGATATCTCTTCCCCGATCTATCCCCTGTTGCGGCAGATCACGCCGGGCACGGAAACGCAGGTCGCCTCCGGCTACTTCAACTGGCTCGAGCGCGACTGGTATGTGCTCTTGTGCGCGGTCAACGGCTCGCTCGCGCTGAATCGCCTGTTTTTCTTCGCAGCCAACAAAGCGCCGGACTCGAACCAGCTCGATTCGGTCGAGATCTTCGTCTCCGATGTGCCTGCCACTCTGGGCGGGGCGACGTGGGTGGGACTGCTCACTTCCCCGAAGCTGCAGCGCTTCCTCGCGATCGGCGCGCAGGGGCTGATTCAGGAGCTGCCCAGCTCGCCCGACACGCGCAACGGACTCATCGACGACGAGACCATCAATCCCCCGACCGGGGGCAGGCTGAATGCGTACTGGCGCAGCGGGTATTTCGGCAATGATGCGCCTTACCGGATGAAGACGTTCCGCTGGGCACGGCTCGTCACCGACCAGAGCGACAGGGCGTTCCAGGCCACGGTGCGCTATGTCGATGACGAAGAGCGCACGCTGGTTGCGCCGGAGATCTTCGGCCCCGATCCGCTTTATCTCGGAAAAGTTTCCATGAACCGCAAGGCGAAGCGCGCCTCGATCGAGATCAATTTTCCTTCCGAGGATGCGCCCGCGAATGTGCTCGAGCTGCAGGTGATGTCGATTCCCACTTCCGACCGCTAACCGCCGATGCCGCCACTACTGCAAAAACTTCCGGAAGTGCCGCTGCTCTCCTCGCGCACCATCGTCGATCAGGCTGGGCGATCGCACAAGGTGATGATGGACACGCCGGAGCTGCGGCAGTTCCTCGTCGAAGTTCGCAAATCCGTCGAGCAGCTGCGCGGCCAGACCGCGTCGCCCGGCTTGCCCTCGAATCTGCAGGTGACCCCGCAGGCCTTCTCGAACACGATCCAGTGGTCGCGCGGCACGGGAGCGGATTTTCACGAAGTGCTGTGGAACACCGTCCCGACCACGCTGAACGCGAACGTGGTGCCGGTGCAGAACGCGGCGCAGTGGACCGACAACGT